CGAACGTCGATAACTTCTCGACCTTGTTTGTCACCAATCTGTTTAACAATATCGGATTTACCAATGCCTGGAGGGCCCCACATGAATACAGGGCGTTGAATCTTAACGCACTTCTCGATACTACGCTTGGCTTCGTTAGGCGTAACGGTGCGATTTGAACTGATCTTTTCTGCCATAGTCAACTTTCTTAAGTTAAAAAAATATTTTACTGTTGCACTCTGCTTCAGTATGTAACTATTGTAACGCAGATCTGTGTTTAAGTCAATGGAGTTTTTGGTTTTTTTGCTTTAGCGGCACTGTATCTTACAATGTTGCCAGAAAACAACACTAGCTGAATAGCCATTTTTTCATCAAATACATAGATTTCATCTTTGGTAATATACCAAGGGCTTTCGATTAGATTATCTAACCAAATAATAACTTGATTAGTATATTCTACAGGTTCATCTAATGTAACTTTATGTGCTTTGATATGAGCAGTTAATCGAGCAAACCCTTCGTCAGTTAATCTAAGCCCGCCCTTTTCTTTATTACGATAGTTAAACCACCATTGTGGTAACAACTTACGAATGGATTTTTCATCCGTGGGTAGATTAAACTGTTCTGCAATATATCGGGTAATATCAATCTTCAGAGTCATTGGTTAACTTTTCTCCAGTAACCAATTTATAGACAGAAAAATCTTGAGTATTAAACTGTTTATTAAGTTTTTCAGCAAGATTATGGGCATGACCGGCATTTGAAAATGATACTTTTTTATATTTAGGACCAATTTTCTGTGCAAGAATACTACTAGTTTTTAAATTAATAGGCTTGTCTTGATAAAATACAGCCCAAATAGCCTCAGCATCTAAAACTTGTTCTGTTTTATACGTCTTTTTATTGGTTAGTTCTAATAATATGGTTGGCTTGGGTCTGCTCATATACGCTCCATAAGTGCGTATATATTTATTAAAAACTGTTAAAACCGCCACCGTCCATTTTAATAACAATAGTTTCGTCGCTGGTATTAGGGCCGCCTGCTAATCTTGTCATAACCAAAGATAAACTATTCTGTAAATCAGTTACTTCTTTAAGACTTAGCACTAGATTTTTTTGATTACTTTTAATAGCAATCCGTGCTTTATTTAAAAAATCTTCGATTGGTAATGTGTTTATTGTATTACTCATTTGATTTAATCTCTTTTATTAATACCGTTTTTAATTCTTCTTCAGTTTTAAAAGGTCCGTAGTATGGATAACGCTCTAAAGTAATTAGTTTAGGGCAAAACGATTTAACCCAACCTTTACTAAACTTAATAATATAATGTCCTGCACATAACTGACTTTTACTTTTAGAACGTTTTGTATATAAAGGTAGTTTCTTTTGAACATTATATAAAGGTTCATAGGGTTTAGTCTTACACGGATAATCATAAATGCTATATGATACTGGCTCTAGAATATCTCGTTTTACTTTTTTAATACTTTCTTCAAATAAAGCAATACCCACTGCATTTTTAACTTCGGTTAAATCTTTAAAAGGTATGGCTTTACCGTGATGTAATACCAAATAACCTTTTTTGACCTTACTGATACTACCGATTTTTTTATTACCGGATTTAATCAACCATTCTTGGTTGGGAATTAATACTTTGGCATTTGTTGACATTTTTATACATACCTTGCATTTAATGGTTCTGCGTAGCTTTGAACTTGTTCGCTTACTTTGACCATATCAAACTCGGCGCAGAATTTTAATAATCGAATACCAACTTGTGGAATATTTTTTTCTGCCGTAGTTGCTGTATCGATTGTTTCTTTAATCAAAAGTTTAATATCTTCGGGTTGTGCTGTCAAGTCGCATAGTGTGACATTACGATTGTAATCGTCTAACACACGGTGTTCGACACCTTCGTGGTCAGTCCAGCGCTGGAGCATGAGATTGTTCCAAGAGTATCCTTTGGTATTTCGATCGGCATAGGCCTCCTGGAGACCAACTTTATTCTTTGTTCCTTTAGTACGAACTCCCGGATAAGCAGAAAAGACGTTGTCTGAGGTATCTCCTCGCATACACTTCTCGAAAAGTAACCACTTGGGGTCTGGTGCAGGCTTTTCCTCTTTAGTTTTTTTATCAATAACACGCTTGCCTTTAGCATCGAAATATCCTTCGTGTGTTGTAGTGATTTCCATTACACCGTTATATTGTCGAACATTTGGAGCAATCAGCTGTGCAAAATCTCCATCTGTTGAAATAATCACGTGGTTATCGTCGGGATGTGCCTGTATGAAACCTGCAATCAAATCATCTGCTTCGAGTTGCGGATGTTGTAGTACAGTTGTATTGGTTTTCGTAGTGATAAAATCTTTGAACTGGTCAAAGGTTTCCCAAAATACACGTTCTTCTTCTTGTTCTCTGGGATTCATTGCGGCACGACCTTCTGCTCGTTGTGCCTTATAAGGAGTATAAAAACTTTTACGCCACGAGCGACCTTCTAAACAGAATACCACATGGTCACCTTTAAAGTCCTTCCATGCTTTACGAACACTGCCAAGCACTGTATGAATACTCATACCAATCTTGTCATTAAGGTCTCCCCTAATAACATGTCGTGCTCTAAAAAATGTATTTGCTGTATCTACTAGAATGTATGTTTTGTTCATTAAGAAACTTCCGTTTTACCATCATCACGTAGCGTACGAGTAACAGATCCACTAGATCTGCGTGTCATATCGATACCCTCTTCGCCTGCAACATTACGACAAAGTTCAGTAAACCATTCGTCAACAACGGCTTCTTCATCTTCGCCTAAATATCCGTCAGCACGTAATTGTAACACAAAGTATTCATTCCAGTCAAGTTCAAAGAAACCGTTGCGAGCATTATCTTTGCCTACATGGGTTTCGACTACAGATACCCACGGTTCTTTATTTTCTGTAGCAATCTCTTTTGGAGTCTTAGTAGGTTTGGTTGCTTCGGCTAACTTGGATTCAGTTTCCTTAATCTTATTAGCCATTTCTTCTGCATATTTTCTTGCAGCTTGAGCTTCTTCTTCTAGTTTATCTAAGCCCAATGCTTTTTTAATAAAATTTCTCATAGTTTACCTTTTTAATTGCCAAATTAAATGTTCGTGTTTGTTGTGCCACCTATATAGGTATATAGGATCACCTGGGCCAGTAATCATTTTGGTAAATTTATAGCCCCGTTCTAACCAAATTCTTTTTCCTGTTAAAGCACAGCGTTTAGGAAAAACTGCAAATTTGTATTCAACACTTGCGGTTTTGTAAAACCATAGGTCATCTGATGTTGTATCATTATAATTCTTACCAAACATCATTTGCCTTCGTATGCCGGATTTGGAATATCTAACTCAAATATATGGAACTTGTCTTTACTATCGGTAGCACTAGCAACCAGTAGTTCCATTGTTCTATATTTTTCTGCTTCCTCTCGAGTAAAATAAAACCCAGTCGCTCCGCCGCCAGGACTAGCCGTACCTGTAGGATACAGATAGAAGTTAGGTGATTGTTTTAACAACATATACACCTTTAGAAACTTTGGAGCCAGCAACGGTTCGGCCATTAAGTCCCCCACTCGTTTTTGAACAATGGCACTTGTAGACGATCACTATAACGCCACCCTCGCTTCATTGCGGCAATGGCAACGGATCGAGCATTGAGATTATAAACAGACTCAACACCGCCGACAGGCATAAGGTATACGTGACCTTTAAAACCTGCCGCTCTAAATTCGTCAACTGCTCGTTCTGCATCTTTAATGTCCTCTTCTGTTGATACTACTAATTTCAAATATGCTGTACCGTATTCTTCATACTCGCAAACACGATCGGGTTTTATTGCATCCTCCCATGGCTCGCCGCTTGCTGGTAATTTTGCACTGACATTAAATGTAATTTCGCGACCAAAGTCTTTATCTTGATGATATTTCCATGTATGTAGATATTCTTTGAATTCTTTCGTTAGCCTCATTGTGCCGTTAGTTTCAAAAGTAATTTCTCTCAAATTAGACATCTTAGGATGATCTAACAAATCCGGATATTGCTTTTGCCAACCTAGCAATGGCTCTCCGCCTGTGATTACCAAATGTTCATCCCGCCATTCTCCATGTGGGAGAATTTCCATAATACGATCCGCAATAGCATCAGTTGTGAGCATTGGGCTTAGATCTTTAAAATCAGGCATCCAGGAGGCGTATGAGTCGCACCCAGAATTTACCAATGGAAGTTCTTCGTATTTGTTATAAAAATGCGCCACCCGGGCAATATCGTGCCTTTCTTGGCTTTTCTCTCCAAGTGGCATGCCAAAACCGTCGCAGGTAAAATTGCAACCAAAAGTTCTTAAGAAGATTGACGGTACCCCCATATATCTTCCTTCTCCCTGAATGCTGTAAAATAATTCTGCGATTTTAATCTTGCTCATATATATTAGACCATTTCTTTAGTTTTTCTTTTTTAGCAGCAGTAGCGGCTTTTAAGTTATGATATGATATTACATCCAACTCATGTAGAATGTCAATCATTGCGAGTACATCGCCTAACTCTTCTTCTAGGTGTTCTTTGTTTGTTTTTGGTTTGCCAGGCTTGAAATTATTTAGGCCGAAGCGACTAATTTTACTAATAGCTTGGATTACTTCTGCACATTCTTCTTGTAGAATGTCCATTACTTCTTTGGTTCTCTTATCCATTTTTTGCTCGATCTGTAAGGTATTGTTCATTATGAATCCACTTGTTGTTGACTAAAAATCCCCACTCCCGCCGTTGTGGCCCAGGCATAAAACAAGTCCATGCTGTTACATTGGGATCCAATTCAATGCGATGGTATGAAGTAGGTTTGCAAATACGAAAATGACCAGGGCCACGCCAATGACGAATTTCTCCAATTTTTTCTCCTAGGCTATTAAACTCGGGTACCCATTCATAGTAACCGCCACGCAGAATAAGTGTGGCATAGGGCCATGGGTGATCGTGAACATCATCGGGGTCACTCTTTAAAAACTTGTGGATAAAGATATTGAACGGAAATGCTTTACGATCTTTAAGGAAAACATAATAGCGTTCTAGATATGGTTCATTTTCTTCTCGATCCATAATAATACGTCGACGACCAATTTTATCCAAGAAGTTTAAAAGGAATTTCATTTTAAATTTTTCAATAAGTTAGTTGCACTAAAAAAATGTTCAGTTAAGTCCTGTGCCTGTTTCTTAACCTGCGGCACCTGTTGATTATAAAAATTCATAGTTTGAATGATTAAGGCACATAGTTCTTGTCTGTGGGTTTCATAGGCTTCAAAACTTTCTGTCCACTCACTAGGGTACTTGAATCCGCTGTAATACATTTCTGTATATGATAGTCGATCTGGCACCATAGGGATAGCATCTACCATAGCACCTTCGTAGCAACTAATGCCCAGTGTTTCCTGTAG